AGAAGTTTATAATTGATGATATATATAATGGTAATTTAATTATCAATTCCAATTTAACTGTTCACGGTTCAACGACTACTTTGAATACTGATGTATATACTACAGAAAGATTGGATATAACTAACATTAATCAAATGAGCACGGCATTAACTGTAAGACAAATGGGTGAATCTAAAAAAATAATAAGTGCTTTGAAGGATAGCGAACCGGATGTAGAAATATTTTCAGTAAATACTGACGGTAGCATAGATGTCAAAGGAAATATTAGTTTTGGCGGGGATTTATTTAAAGGCGCCGAGAAATTTAAAGCATCTAACTGGAATTCTAATGTCAACGGTATCACATCATATTCAAATGTCGCCATAGGCAAGGATGTTGCTACTAACTCAGCATATAAATTAGATGTCGCAGGTAATATAAATATTTCAGGAGATTTATATAAAGGCGGGTCTATATTCAAGGCTTCCAATTGGTCTTCAAATGTCAATGGTATCACTTCATATTCAAATGTCTCCATAGGCAAGGATGTCGCTGTCGGCTCAGCATATAAATTAGATGTCGCGGGTAATATTGGTCTCTCAGGTGAGTTATACAAAACTACTAACAACTGCAATTATTTAATACAAACTGTAAAAAGCGATTTATATCTCCGCGACCCCAGCACAAGCACAACAAGCAATTTAACAGCTGAACCTTTTGTTGAAACAGAGGAAAAAATATATCCACCATTTAGATATTTTACATCAAGTAATTTAACTGTAGAAGTACAGCAACAAGGTATAAATTATTCTGGTCCTGCAATTTTAGCATCTGGTGGAGGATCTCATACAGTTTTCTTAACTAATTTAGGAAAGGTTTGGGCGAGTGGTCTAAATACAAATGGCCAGTTAGGCCTTGGTAATACATCGCAACAAAATTTGCCTATAGAAATAACTAATGTGAGTTTTTATGCTAAAACTATTACATCAATTGCTTGTGGTAATAATCACACAGTATTTTTAACTAGTGAAGGAAAAGTTTGGGCATGTGGTAATCCAGCAAATGGAAGATTGGGTCTCGGAACAGATATAACTACTAACAGAACTGTACCTTTAGAAATAACAAATGTAGCCTTTTATGCTAATACTATTACGGCAATTGCTACTAAAGATTCTCATACTGTATTTTTGACAAGTGGAGGAAAAGTATGGTCTTGTGGTCTTAATACGAACGGTCAATTAGGTATAAATAACACAACACAACAAAATGTTCCAATTGAAATAACAAATGCCGGTTTTTATGCTAATACTATTACATCAATTGCTTGCGGTCAATCTCATACACTATTTTTAACAAGCGGAGGAAAAGTATGGTCTTGTGGTAATCCAGCAAATGGAAGATTGGGTCTTGGAACAGATATAACTACTAACCGAACTGTACCTTTAGAAATAACAAATGCCGGTTTTTATGCAAATACAATTACAGCAATTGCTTGCGGAGATTCTCACAGTGTATTTTTAACGAGCGCAGGAAAAGTATGGTCGTGCGGCGTTAATACAAACGGACAATTAGGTATAAATAGTACAACGCAGCAAAATGTACCAACTGAAATAACAAACGCTACATTTATATTAAATACAATAGTAGCAATTGCTTGCGGACAAACTCATACACTATTTTTAACTAGTACAGGAAAGGTATGGTCTTGTGGTAATCCGGCGAATGGAAGATTGGGTCTCGGCGCAGATATGACAACAAATAGGCTTGTACCTACTATAATATCTGATGTTTCATTCAATTTAAATACAATTATATCTATTTCAGGCGGATATTCTCATAGTATATTTTTATCAAATACGAGTAAAGCTTGGTCTTGCGGTCTAAATACAAACGGTCAATTGGCAATTAACAATACAACACAACAAAACTTACCAACATCTTTGGTATATTTCGGTATTGTTAGTTTTTATGGTAGTGGTTTATATACTGTATCATATAGTTCTTCGACAAATAATTTTGAACCTTTTAGATGTTTTAATGAAAACTCTATTATAACTGTAAATAAACAAGGTACTTGGAGAACAGGTAATTATTTAGCATCAGGTTTATTTGATAGCGCAACTTATAGTACTTCTAATCTTATTAGTGGATACAATGGAGATTGGGTTGTTATTAAATTGCCTGTTTCTATTAAACTTAAAAAGTTTCAAATTAAACAAATTAGTTCAGATTTGAATAAAGCTCCTAAAAATTTTCAATTATATGGTTCTACAAATGGTACAAATTGGGTTCTTTTAGTTGATAAACAAAATACAACATATAATAGCTTAATATATTCGCACACAGATATGTTTCAGTATCCTTTAAATACTAATAAATATTACAATCATTTTGGTTTAGTTGTTAGTGCTCTTGTGGGAAATGAAACAGTTTTGAGTTTTGATGAAATTTTTATTTATGGCGTAGAATCTGTTTCAATGTCAGCTATAACAACAACTACGACCAAAGCATTGACATTTACACCAAGCGCTATTGTTTCTCTTAATTCATATAATATAACATTTCCAGTACCTACGGTTTCGCATATTAATATTAATAGTAATTTAATATTACAAGGAGAATATGGTATTAATTTATCCAGCGCGAACTCTTTAATAATACCTAAATCTAATCAATATCTTCCTATTAATGCTACTTCAAATCTAACCCCTAATATTACATTTATCTATAATTTAAGAAATCCTATAAAAACTATTGAAGGGGCTCAATGGACTTATAATACATCAAATGTCAATGTATATAATTTAGGAAGTGTGGGGATAGGAACAACAAATCCTGAATATTTATTAGATGTTTCAGGAGATATTAGACTAACAGGAGATTTATATAAAGGAAAAGATAAAATAAAGTTTTCAAATTGGTCATCAAATATAAATGGTATATCAAGTTATTCAAATATAGCAATTGGTAAGGAAGTTGCTGTCAGCTCAGCTTATAAATTGGATGTCGGGGGTGCAATAAATAGTACGAGTTTAAATACTGGTGCTTTAACGAGTACGAGTTTAAATACCGGGGTTATAACAAGTACGAGCTATATTAGACCATCTGCGGGTAGCGGAGCTAATGGTATTATATTCCAAAATGATCCAGGAGGCGGTTCTGGAGATGTTGCATGGATAAAATATTATCCAAGAGGCGGCGAAGCATGTTCTTTAGAGATTGGGAGTATGAATGACGCAGACGATCATATTATACTACAACCTAATGTGGGTTGTGTGGGTATTAATAAAGTACCTGAGCAGGCATATAAGTTGGATGTTGAAGGAAGTATTAAGTTTAATGGAAATTTAAATAAGAATATTAATAATAATAATCATACAGTGGAAACTGTTAGGAGCGAATTATATGTTAAAGGAAATGATAGCGTTCTTTCGCAAGAACCTATAATTATAAAAAATATATTGCAGCCTCCTGTTGCTGGAAGAAACTTTACAGATAATAATGTTGTAATATCAGGCATAATACCTATGCAAGTAATCGGTACATATTATAATACTACATTTTTAACCAGCAATTTCAAAGTATATTCTTGTGGTTATAATGAACACGGAGAAATGGGAATAGGTAATAGTGGAGGTTATATATCTACGCCTACACAAATAACAGCTAATGGTTTTGACAATTTAAATATTATAAATATAGCTTCTAAAGAAAATCATACATTATTTGTAACAAGTAATTTCAAAGTATATTCTTGCGGTAATAATGGTTCTGGGCAATTAGGAAGAGATACTGGCGGAAATTCTTCAACAGAACCTGTACAAATAACATTAAATGGGTTTGATAGTTCAAATATTATATCTACTTCTTGCGGTATTCATCACTCGCTGTTTTTAACTAGCAATTACAAAGTATATTCTTGCGGTCATAATGGACAAGGGCAATTGGGACAGGGAACAATTGGTACTGATGTATTAACACCGACAGAATTAAGAACTGACGGATTTAACCAGTCTAATATAATTAGTATAGCAGGTGGCGCATCACACTCTCTATTTTTAACAAGCAATTTCAAAGTATTCTCTTGTGGTCAAAATCATCTGGGGCAATTGGGGCACGGAACTATTGGCACAGATGTTCTAAAACCAACAAAAATAATATTAGACGGATTTAACGAATATGATTACAATGTAATTAAATTTGCGAGCGGACATTATCATAATCTATTTTTAACCAGCAATTACAAAGTATATTCTTGTGGTCATAATGGACAAGGGCAATTGGGTAGAGATACTGGTGGACAAGATTCTATAATTCCTACGCAAATAACATATAACGGTTTTAATAATTTAAATATTGTTGATATATCTTGTGGAAATTTGCATTCGCTATTTTTAACTGATAATGGTAGGGTATATGGATGTGGTTATAATAATATTGGACAAACCGGGAGAAATACGGGTGGTGCAAATTTTTACGAACCTACATTAATTACAGCCAACGATTTTAATAATGTAAAAATAAATTCTGTTTTTGGTGCCGGAGAATTTTCTATATTTTTAACAAGCAATATTAACGATAATAGCACTACATATGCTCACGGATGTGGTTTCAATTATCACTATCAATTAGGAATAGGAAATGTTGATATATATCAGTATCCAGTACCTCTCAGATTTTTTGCCAAAACTTATAAATATCTTGATTACGAACTATCTTTCACGAGTTCTTCTACAGGTTTAATACCATATAATTGTTTTAACGATACTTCATCTGTATTAGACGGAAAATGGGCGATTAATTATAATGCTAACGGTACATTTAATAGTACTTATAATAATTATTATAATAATATCGGGGGTTATTATGGCGATTGGATTATATTAAAGATCCCTTCTGCTATAAAACCATCTCTATTAGTTATAAAACAATCTGAGACAAATATCAACGCGGCTCCTAAAAATTTCCGCTTATATGCCTCAAATGACAAGGTAAACTGGGATTTATTTATAGACAAATATAATGCGACATATACGAGCTATCGTTTTCATCAGGTAATAAATACGGAGACAACATATAATTACTTTGCACTTGTAGTATCTGCTCTAATAGGAAATGAAACGGCGCTATGTATCAATGATATATATATATACGGCAAGGAAGCCTCTGTATCAGGAACAGATTACACGGTATCAACAAATAATGGTACGCTCACAACATCGCTATCATTCGCATATGATATAGCCAAGGCTAATAATTATACAATTACATTCCCTGTAAGCACCATAGCAAATGTTAATAATAATTATAATCTTGTGTTTATTAATTCATATAATATAGAAGTTGGTAATAATAGTTATATATGTCCTGCATCAGGCCAAAATACCCCGAACATCCCTAAGCCTAATGTATTATATGGAACTATGATGAGTGTTAATTATCATCTCAGAAATCCCGTAAGAGACACAAATGGCGCACAATGGACTTATAATGCCGCGAATACTTCTGTATATCATCTGGGTAATGTAGGTATAGGAAATACGAACCCTTTATATTCGCTTGATGTCGTGGGAAATATGTATGTCAGCGGAAATATTAGAACATCCGATACTATTACATCGTATGGCGATTATTCTGACGAAAGATTGAAGGATAGGGAGGGTAATATAGAGAATCCGCTTGATATTGTCGGTAAATTACAAGGATTCTATTATAAACCTAATAAAACGGCGAATGATTTGGGAATCAAAGGAAATAAAATGAATAAGAGAGAGCTCGGCGTTAGTGCGCAAGATGTCCAAAAAATATTGCCCGAATTAATAGACATAGCCCCTGCGGATATATCATATGATGCGGAAAATAATGTTGTTTCAAAAACGGGCAGCAATTATCTGACCGTTAATTATGAAAAAATGATACCGCTACTGATAGAATCAATAAAAGAATTGAATAAAAATATAAATGAGCTGAAGAAGGAGAATGTGGAATTGCGCGATTTAATCAAATCTCAATAGACACTTGGTTCTGATTATGTCGTGGTCGGTATAAGCCACGGCTTTACACTTACATATGTTATTATCAATCATTTTTTTATATATGACATCATAGTTATTGATAGCGTAATTTATAATATTATTATTGAAAATCCAGCGGAAAAAGTTGAGCTGTCCCACGGTTGTTTCTATGTATTCGCTTTTATCTTCGCTAATAAAGAAGGTAATGCGATGGTGTCTCCTGAAAGAATCAAAGTTAAACTTGGAATACGATTTTAATTGCGCGCGATAATCGTGATATAAATTGATTTTTCTAATATTCCCCTTTATATTTTCCGGCGGGAAATCGGTATATATATTTTTATTGTCATCAATCCAATAATATATATTATTGCTTTTCGCGTAATGCGTTACTAACCATTCAATTATTCGCAGAGACAGCTTATGTTTCCCTATAATGATATTCTTCAATATTATCTTGTATTCAACATTTTTATTGTAAAAATCTGTAAGAGATTTTAAAAGTAGATTTTGTCCTAAATCGCACATTTAAATCTTTATATAGTATATTTCTTATGTGATTTTCCTTATGTACATTTTTATAATTATAAGAAGGTAAAAATAATTTAGTAGGAGATTGAGCTACCGATTTCAAGGGTATTTTGGCGCAAATCCGGTTCTATCGTGCTAATCATCCAGGGACCGACGGCATCTTGAGGATTGGGTATTTCAGAGCGTAATTGTAAGTTGGCATTTCTTAGCGATTGTCCGACGGTATTAACGCCTACATGATATCCAGCGGTTAAATAGTTCTGGTCGCTAATATTACCGCCCCCCGAGGGATTTATTTGAGCCCATTTGCTATCAGCCGCATCTTTAGGCAATAAATCGTCAGCGGTTAATCTATCGCGAGGGAAGCAAGATTGCATTCCTTGTTGGTTAGAACCGCCAGCTCCGGCTCCCATACCGCCCATACCGCCCATATTAGATACGGGTTGAAAGCTTGAATCTCCATTAAAAGAACCAGCGGGGCCTTGCGAGGACATCATAGGCGAGTTTTGGGTTTGCTGGTTGGCTCTCGCGGACCATTGAGGGGAAACTTCATTGGCAGTTTGAACTGAAGCAAGGTCGGCCATTGGTTCTACCTTCATTCCCTCGTTATAGTTGTTAAAGCCTTCTTCTACATTCGTTCCCTCTTTATAGTCAGTAAATTTGGCGAGCGGCCCCGAGAGCGGCCTCGAGGGTTTTTTTTTGTATTTCGCTAATGGTGTTGTATCCATACCTGAACCGTACCATTTTTTTTCAAGTTCTCTTTGTTTAAAATAATCAGCTGCATCAAATTCGTTTTCTTGGTCTTTCGTTGGCGGTTTTCTATTATAAAATTGTTCTTCTTGTGCGAAGGGTTCATTCTGAGTGAATTTCTCAAAATAGAAGGGTTCGGGGCCTTTGGAGTAGTTTCCTACATTATAGGAGTTTTGCATAGCGGGTCCGGCGGTATTATGCGATTGATTGCATTTGGAATTGTATGTTAATAATAATAGTAAGGATAGAAGCAATAATATTGCTATTGAAAAAGATACAACAACGTTTTTATTAGTACCCATATTTATTCTACTTATATATCTATTATTTACATTAGATTATATTTAAAAATATTTTTAAATATATTATTATTTTAGATTTTCTTCTTGGTTTAATATTAATGTATTCAATTTATTTAGAAAATAGTTTATATTAACATTAGTTGATTCCGAACTTTTCTTCAAATCCGCCAATAATTCGTCAATCGTTTTCATATTGTCCCGGATATTATCTATGTTTTTGCTAAGCTCTCCGATTTTGTCATTGCATTTTTTCTTAATATTATAGATTCTGTCCTGAAAATTGTCTATCAATTCGTCCGTACTCACGGTATTATCGTCCTCATCTATATTTGAAATATCTATTTTCCTTATTATCCATTTGTTAGAAGTAGTCTCGCTATATATATATAGACCGTAATATTCAATTGTAATATTAATGAATGATTTTTTAGCTGTATTATCCTCCCTTATAATATTAACGATATCGTCTATATCTTGAACAGCCTTATTATTATAAAGCATATTCTTTATCTGTTTAGATGACAGTATTACGCCTATTGTTTTCGTTTGATTGCAAAAGGATTTGTGATATAGCTCGGTTATCTCGCTCATATCAAACTTATTATTAAACCATTTTAAAGAATTATCCTCGATAGAGCTCATTATTTCCTTATCAAACGCAATAAGTTCTCTTATTATCTCCGAATTATTGGAAGGCGCTATGTATATGTTAAATACATATCCTGTATTATTCGCCAGCTTATTAATAGATTTAATCCTTACATCTACTATGTTTTTAACAGGCGGGTTTTTGTATATCAATATTAGTTTATTATCTCTTTTGATAGGTTCCAGAAACATTTTATAATATATTAAATTATTATTATTGTTTTTAAATATATGCGGTAAAAATAATGAAAGTTCTCGACGAGATTTTTATCCGATAATGAACGGTATTTTATTAATAATTTTGTCGGGCTTATTCTTTATAAAGAGCTTAAAGTGCGGATAATAATATTCCACGAGGAATATTAAGAACTTGTCTACTATCATACTTTGTATATTAGAATTTTTATCTCCTTCGTCATACTCTACAGTTAGCTCGTCTTTTATTAATAGCATCACATCATTAAACTCGGCGCTCGGCAAATCAGGGTAAAATCCCCAACCGTCTTTCTCATTCATAAAAGAGTTAATTATTTTGATATAATCAAGTAATGCCTTTTTATTGTATTTTTTGTACGATTTTGTAGCATACCCGTAATCGTATATCATTATATTATATTCACAGGCTTTCAAATAATACGAGGTGTTATTGTATGTATAATGATAATACCCGGTTTCTTTGTTCTTTTGATATAAGAAGTTACCATAATGCGTGTCATTATGATAGTGTCCGGCTAAATTGTGAAAAGATGCAATGGATAAAAATGTTTGAATAAATATGTTATACATTAGTTCATCATTAGAGATTATTTTTCTATCCTCCAAAAGCATCTTTAAATCACCGTGAGCCAACTCGTTAATAGAAACGAGGCGTTTGTCTGGCGATACCTGGCTTCCTAAGGGTTTCTTCATCATCTCTAATATGCTCATGGGATGACATACAAAATGCTTATACATTATTAGAAAATGTTTAGATTTTTTCTGCGAAATAACCTTATCAGTTAATTTTTTCATAATCTTTATCTCTCTATGATTATCCTTGATAATCGGGGTTATTTTAGAAGCCAATAAATTGCCTCCCAATACATTCTTGAGAACAGTAAGATATATAACACCACCCACGCTTTCTGTTCCTATCTTCTTAATTAAAAATAATTTATCCCCTATAGTATATTTTACAGCCTTATCTTTACTATATTTTATACATTCGTTATTTTTGATATCTTTAATATAATTATATATATATTTATAATACTTTACGCGATTATCAAGGGTATATTTTTCATCAACCGCATATTTCTTGAAAAACTTTTGAATCTTCTGAATTGCCTTATCAGTTATGAATAGATTTGAAGATTTCTTTATTTTAGGTTTTTTTGATATCTCATCTATTATAGTTTTGGTTTCTTTCGATAAAGAATTATATACATCACTATGATTGCTTGAGCCTGACGAAGGAGTATAATATTTGCTTGAAGAGATCGCAGAGATCGCAGAACTCTGAGAGCGCGTTTTTGATGTTGGCGTATAGTACTTGCTCGTTTTGCTCTTAGTATTAGCTTTGTTTTTTGGCGTATCACTATAGTTCATTATATCTTACTTTATAATGATAAAAAAAAGAAATATAGGTTATTGAGGTGTCCTAATTAAATTATAAAAGGGGTTTTATTTATTATCTTATTGGGCTTAATAGTCGTAAAGATATTATTGTGCATATTTTTAGGTCCTTTTTGCATCATATTATATATAAACTCTACTATATCTAAATCATAAGAACTGTTTAGATTTCTTATATAAGACATAAGATGGTCTTGGACATATATCATTTCATCATTGAAACTTTGTTCAGGTAAATCAACATATTCTCCCCAACCGTGATATTTATTCATAAACGCGTTGATTATTCTAAGATAATCTACCAAGTTATGTTTAGCATTTTTCTCTTTAATATCCTCGGAATATCCGAAATCATATATCATTATATTATACTCACAGGCTTTTAAGTAATAATCTTTCTTATTGGATACATAGTGATAGTATCCGACTTCTTTATTTTTGTGATATAAGAAGTTCCCGTAATGGGCGTCATTGTGGTAATTTTTAGCCAGTTTGTGAAACGATGCTATTGATAAAAATGTTTGCGCAAAAAGGTTATACATTAGCTGACTATTTCCGGCTATTTTTCTATCTTCTACGAGCGTTTTCAAATCTCCGTGAGCCAATTCATTAATAGCTATGAGACGCTTGCTATCTGAGACATAATCACTCGAATCATTTTTATAACATACAAAATGCTTGTACATCATAAGGAAATGCTTAGATTTTTTCTTTGCTATAACCTTCTTAGTTAAATGATCCATAATATTTATTTCTTTAAAGTTATCATTGCTTATCGGTGTTATTTTAGCAGCCAATAAATTGCCTCCCAATACATTCTTCATTACTGTGAGATATATTGAGGCATTGACACTATCAGTGCCTATCTTTTTAATCAAAAATAATTTATCAGCTATGCTATATTTAGTTTCATTATCTTCTATATATTTCTTAACACATTCTTCGCCTTTAATATTTTTAATGTAATTCAAAAGATATTCATAATATTTTATACGATTTTCAAGAATATATTTGTCTTTTACAGCATATTTCTTGAAAAACTTTTGTATCTTTTGAATCCTCTTGTCAGACATAAAGAGATTAGGAGATTTCTTGATTTTTGGCTTTTTTGATGCCTTGTCTATTATATTTCTGTTATCTTTTGACAAGGACTTATAAACATCACTGTGTTTTAATGATTTAGCTGATGATTTAGCTGGCGACTTAGCGGGTGATTTATAGGCGACCTTTTTTTCTTGATAATTCTTATCTACCATTTTTTTAATTATCATATAATCTGAAGAGCCTTTTCTTGGCATGCACCATTTATTTTTTCCCTCATTATATTTTCTCAACGCTTCAATATATTTCATTTTCTATAATATGATAATATTTATATACACAAGTTTAGAAATATTATCTTTATTTCTTTTATCAAAAATAAGAAAGATTTATAAAATGACCGATATAGAAAATGATAATAATAAGGACAGGGACAAGGATAATTGTGAGGATAACGATGAAGATTATAAAAATAATATTATAAATATTATAATTGATTTTATTAAGGACGAGATATTGAAGTCCAATATAAGATATGAGATTGTAAAGCCAATCCTATTATATATCTTGTATTATCTAATACCTTTCGTAATATTAATTCTTCTCTTGAACTTTATAACTACTATAATTGCTGTATGTATAGTATTCAAATATTTAATATAAAAAATATCCTATTATTATAAGGATTAAGACGGATATTATGAAGGAAGATAATAATATTAAATCGCTTATAGCATCTATATTAAAGCTCTCGCTAAAACTATCAAAATGCAATGAGTCTGTTAAGGATTGTCCGAAGCCTAAAGCTAAGCCTAAAGCGAAGAAGGTAGTTACTAAAAAGGGTACAAGAGCAAGAATTGTTGGTGGGGGTAGCGCCGAGTTTTTTGAATGACAATGAGTATGAATAAGATACTTTCAACGAATAGTTTCGTATGTCATTCCTTTATTTTTGTTATTGTTAATAATGGATAGCGAATATAATGTAGTATAATTGTAATTGTCGGGATTGTCAGTTTTAATGTTTTTGATGATATACCAGCCTCTTTTATAAACATCGCCAACAGTTTCATAAGGCTCCTTATTGATAATATAGATGCGCCCTTTGTTAAAGATAGTAATGTTATCATCTCCGCCAATCTTATTTGTCGTATTCATAGTTAAACATATATCTGTGCGAGATTTTATATCATTTTTTAATAATATAATAAAATAATGGATGAAGAATTAATTGAGGAGTTTAAAG